GCTTTTGTCAGCGGGGCAGCCTTGTTGCGGACGGAAGTGCGCAAGCGCAATGCAGCCATCCTCTGCATGTCAACGCAGCTCAGTTTGTATTTTGGGACGTGTCTTTTATAGCCTAGGCCGTGTGAGCAAAAATCCTGATTATTGATCACGGCCACTGCGTGATTCCGTCCGCCTCTTGGGACAATGCGCACGCTGTCAGTCAATTCCGGCCAGGTGTCCCTGTAAGCCGAGATGGAATTTCCACACTTGGTTTTGAGAAGGTTAGCCACTCGTTGATCGCCGGAGAGTAGCTGTGAATAGGCGGCGGCGAGGCAATCACCGTCTTTGCCTTGGTCCCACTCCCAATCGAACTCTTCGGGAGCGTCATATGTGAGGAGCACTTCAGGGTACTCAAAACTCACGTAGTCGAGGTCCTTCGTGACTGCGTCAAACAACCACGCTAACCTAGCCATGGGAACGTCAAACCTATCATAACGCCCCTTCATCACAAAAAGTTCATTGAGCCCGAACACGCACCGCGCCGTCGAGATGATCCTCGACAGCATGGAGTGGGAGCTTTCCATGAATTTTACCATTGCACCGATGGTGTTGCTCATCATCCTCCTTTTAATCATGCCTGCCAGGAGGAGGGAGACTACAATCCTGGGGAATTCTTCACCCTGTATGTCTATGCCATTCTGCAAAGTAGTCGGGCCAATGGTGATCCTAGAGCTTGCGGACCGGATAAAGGCAACGACAGATGCTTTGTTGAGCTGATGGTCAGGTCTTCCTACCAGATACGCCATTGCGTCGTCAAACAAGCATCTTGGCAGCTTGAGGAGGGGGAATTTGGAAAGGAAGGCGGCGTGGTTGAGTGGTTCCTTGAATCGGTACCTGTTTAGCTGGTCAATGAGGTACCTTGGAAAGTGTGTGACGTCGGGAATCATCACAATGCCGTGAGAGCCGTCCATGAGTGACCTGTGAACTACGCCTGCGTTAGTAATGCGTGTGACCCGTAGGAAACATAGGGCGCCTAAGCGTAGTATGGTTTCGAATGCCAGGCCAAACTTTGGCCCCTGAAAACCCACCTCAGTGAACATTCTGCCCCAAGTTTTACCGCGATGTTTGTAGCAGTACTCACCCTTCTCAAATATCATGAGCCGGTCAGAGCCACATTTCCTGACTTCCAAATTCATGTCAGGGACGCGGAAAGAGAGATCGCTTTCCAAGTTGTTGAAGTACAGTTGGGTGCAAGTGAAGGTTTCGAGACCATGCTTATCAAAAATGGTGTAAAGTAACTCTGGGGTTAAGTCATGAAGCATGTTCGCAAAGCCGTGCTGAGCACTATAAGTGCAATTCTCAGCACCATTAACGCACTGCGCTGTTGTGTTGACGTTGTTGAAATAATTGGCGTCAGTGGTGGGCCAGCGACCTCTGATATCATTGCGCGCCTCTCGAAGAGTGCAGTTGTGAGGGAGACCAAGGGAGGATTGGGGAGTACCCCCTATCTCCATGGCGTCCTTGCGAGCGGCCATGTCTCTGAGCCGGCTCTCACCAATAGCCTGTGCGGCTTTTGCAACTGGGTGCGCGTTGAAGTTTTTGAGCGCGGGGTCCGCCTTGACAATGGCTGGTGCAAACGTGTGATTAATCGCTGCCAATTGTTCTGCTGAGACTGACATGTTGACATGCACAGCGGACGCTAAACGCTCACGGAAATGCTCCGTGTAATATTCTGCCGCATATGCCCGAATGTTTTCCTGGGCGTGGGCAGGGTACCCACTGATGAGTGGGTCACCACCCTCCATAAGGAGAATGGCCGGGCCGAAGCCCCTTTGGTTGCTGGTTAGTTAAGTAACGCAGCGGGTACGCTGTAGTGGCACAAGGCCAAACGCGTGGAACGCTTTCGCCGATAAACGGGAACGCGGTGTGGCATCAGATG